AGCGATACGTTCTTCAAGGTCATCATTAATGTATCAGGGTGGGGTAGGAAACCAAGCCTACCCCTAGACAATAACCTTATGGGGTTATGAAATGTTTAAGTTACGATGTTGTGCAATCAGCAATTTTACCTGAAGCAGCTTCGTTTTTAGAAACGAGAGTATACTCAACTAATAATTGTTTGATTTCAGCATCACCAGTTTTAGCTAAGTCTTGAACTTGGAAAGGTCTTAACATAGCAGTAGTCCACATTTCTGTATCTACGATATGTGTAGTTCTTCCTGAGCTTCTCAAGATTCTATCAGCTACTACTCTAACTTCACCGAAGTCAGAAACATAAACATCAATAGTAGCTACTAAACTTCTATCTTCTGCCATGTCCATACGAGTAGAGTTGCCAGTGAAACCTGATACTTTTTGTTTGTTGAATGAACCAACTAACATTAAGTCAGGATTACCACCTTGGTCATAACAAAGTTTTAAGTTTGCTTTAACTAATGCTTCAGTCAGAACCCTTTGAGTTCCATCTGTAACTGCACCAGTTGTACTGTGTGTAGAACCACCAGCTCCATGAGATTCATTAGTATTGCACCATGCTTCAAGACCTCTAAGTCTACGACCTGTGCCTGATGAACCAACAGTTGCAACATTAACACCTGTTAAGTCGAACTCCATATCACGTTTTAGTTCTTTACCAGCTTTAGCTATTTGATAAGCCATCTCTGATGTCATTCCAGCTTTGTTAATTACTTCTTGAGTACCAGTAACTACAACAGGTTTCGTAGAAATCTGAGTATAGTTAAGTAATTTAGAAGTAGCTACTAAAGCTCTTGAAGGAGCATTATCGCCCTCCATTACTACGTTTGTAGCTGCTGCTACAAGTGTATCTGTTTGCCATTCATGTAGTGTAGAGGAAGCTGAACCAGTTCCAATAGAAGACATAAATGGAGTGTCTGTTGGTGAGATGTTATAAATAACATTCGCCAAGTCTTCTCTTCTGTCTGCAGAATCGAAGGTTTCATACGCATTTGTATAAATTGCCATTTTTGATTACCTTTATAAAAAATTATAGTATTAGATTATCTGTTCATTAAACTTTCGATAACGCTTGAAGCGTCATTTAAGTGTCCTGACTTTTTTAATCTTGCTCTTTGTGCTTTCATCTTGTCAGACCTGTTATCTTCTTTAGACTGAGTTGAGCCAGGCTTCTGCATTCTAGGTACTATCTTCTGCTTCTTGTTAGAAATTTTACTTCTAAGAAGTTCATTATATTTTCTAGCATCGTTTAATACTTTAATACTTCTAGCGTCCATTAACATATCAATTTCCTGTTCACTGAAACCTTCACCTATAGCATAATTTTTTACATCAGCTTTTAGTTTAGTTCCTTTGACTGGGTCAACCCATTCAGGTAACTTCTCTGTTAATATCTGCAACTGGTCTTGTCTTGTCTTGTTGAAATTGGCTTCATAATCTTTTTGATTCTGAGCTGCTATCTTTACTTTCTCATCTGCAAGAGTTCTCTTACTATCTTGCAAATCTCTTAAAGCATCTTTCTGCTGCATATAAGCCATTGGGTCATCGTCCTTGAGTTTAGTCCAATCAACATTTTTGAATTGAGAAATTTCATAATCTGTTGAGTCTCCTAATTGCTCTAAGGCTTGAGAGTATCGCTGTCTTTCTTGTTGAGTCGTAACTAATTCATCATCAGCTTTTTTACGTTGTTCTGCTAATACTTGACTTTTTCTTGTGTAATCAGCTTGTCTACTGTAACCATTCTGTAGTTCTTCGAGAGTAACCTCAACATCTTTACCATCTACTTTGATAGTATAAACATCAGGTGTCTCAGACTCTACTTCTTGGTCTTGGTCTACTAAGTCATCGGCAGATAATCCATCAGGATTACTTGCTTCGACTTCAACTGATTCGGACTCCATGTCCTGTGTAGAAACTTCTTCCGTTGTTTCTATTTCTTCTTGGTCTTCTGAACTTTGCTCGTTACGAGTTTTCATCATACCTTGAAGGGCTGCTTGTGCTGACCTAATGTCAGTTACAGGCACACCACCATTACTGGATTCTTGTACAGGGATATCATCTTTTGCCATGATTATTTACCTCCCCTTAATTCGTTTGAGACTATTTTTCCATTCTCAACAGTATTCACTAGTACGTTCTGTGCTGTGAGTACACCTCGAAGTGAGTGATATAAGGATTCTCTTTTTTCAGTTTCCCCTATCTCTGTTCTAATCCATTGTTGAAAGATATCGTTTTGGATTACTTCGTAAGATTTTATTAACAAAGGGTCTTTAAGTAACCTTTCAGCATCTTGCCCTTCTGCTATTGCATTATCTTTATCTGTCATCGTTTTCTCCTATTTGGTTGATTGTATCCACTATATGAGTGGGTATACTTTTTCTTCCATTGAGAAACCCATGAATATCATTCTTAGAGATTGATGTCTTCAAGTGTAACTCGTTTACTGAAATCCTATATTTCAACATTAGTTGTTGTAATTCTGTATTGTCTAGTGCCGATACTGTGACAGGTTGTTTTCCCATTAGAGTAATCTAAGCACCTCTGTAAATTTATCTGTTGCTAATATAAATAGAAGCATAGCTCCCCAAACAATATATTTAAACCTAAACACTTCTATCTTTACATCTCTCATATCTCTTTCAATATGCTGTAAGTGATTGTTTTTTATATCATTAATATCTTTCTTAATCAATTCTATTTCAATGTTAAGCTCGTTTAAATCTTTCATGCGAATGGTAATTTTTTAGTTTTAGGAAATTTGTTAAGAGCAAGTTCTAATGATTTTTTATAATTAATCTTTTTGTCGTTAACCAATACTTTTATTTCTTTACCAATTACTTTATTTCTTGCACCTAGTTTGTCGTAGTCAGGATTATACTTTGGGTATCTCATTTGCTTACTCTCCCACTCTTTTTTGTGCAGCATCAAGAGCAATAGACATTTCTCCTTGTTCTAATTTTTGCTGTTTAAGTTTTAACTCTTCCATTCTAATCATTGTATCAACTTTAGCTTCACGTTTTTTAAGTTCGAGTGCTTGTTGTTTAATCTTAGTATCAAGTTCTACTTCAGCAGCTTCTAGTTTAAGTTTTTCTAACTCAATCTGAGCTTTCTGATTAGCAATCTTCTCTTCAACTGTAGGTGCTGGTGGTTGTGGTGGTGGCATATTAGCAGGGTTTGCTACAAACATATCAGGATTCTTATAGCCTGACTGCGTAATAAACTCTGATACAGCGTTGTATACGTTCTGTGGTGTAACCATAGTACCCATACCACCGTTTTGAATTAATCCTTGTATGATAGTCATTATGCCACTCATGGTCTGCATCTTAGTTTGTTGACTGCCTGAACCTACGCCTACATTAATATTACAGTTAAGTTCATCTCTCCAACGAGAGACATCAATAGGAACAAACTTGTTATTCAAATAAAATATTTTCTTTCTGTCTTCGTATCTCTGTATTAACTTGTAAATGTTTTTGAATAAATCTTTTATCCCTGTCTCAGCAAAGATTCTTGCTATCAATTCTATTCTTTGCATAGAAGATTCCGTTACTGCTGCTACTGCACCTGTAGTAACGTGTGAGTTAAGTACATCAGGGTTTAATCCCTGTGTCATCTTAGATACACCACTTCTTTCTTCTCTTACTTGGTCTAAATACTGTACCATTTTGAACGCATCTCCTGATATCTGTGGAGTTGGTAGTGGCATTACAGCATTTGGACTTCTCATTCTTACTATTCCACCTGGCTTAGAAGATAATAGGTCATCAAGTTCTACTTGACCTGCTAATACTGCGTATCTTGCGTTGTTAGTTAGATACATGTTGTCTAATATGTTTCTAACTATGGTTGATTTAATTAATTGAATATCTTTTACAGTATCTGCTACTGACATACCGTGAAACTTATGAGGTATTGGTAGTGGGCAAATAGTTGAGAAAGGAATTGAGTCAATCTCTATGTTATCAAGGATAACATTCCCACCTAAAGTAATTTTTCTTAGCTCGGCTATGCCATCGTTATTAAAATCTATGTATGAGTAGCACTCATCTATCCAAACCTTCCGAGATGGACCTGAGCCTTCGTCTGCTGGGGTAGAATCGTCATCGTATGAGAACCTAGCCTGTCTTTCTTCGTTCCACTCTGCATTATTCTGTGTATAAGTAGGTATATCTTCTACTTGTTTTTTTGTATAACCTTCTAAAATTAAATCGGAGACAGATTTTTTTACTCTATGGCAAACAAATGAAGCATCTTCAAGGCTAGTTGCACGTCTTGATACTAAAAATTCTTCAGGGGGTACAGATATTACTTTGACCTGCCCATATTTCTTAGTACATTTTACTTTTAAATCGTATGACGCTATCTCAGGACTAATCAATGTACCAAAATCATCTACTTGAGCCTTCTCTTGTATGTTTTTTGATAGCTCAATTATCTCCATTTCATCATTAGCTAGGACAGATTGATACTCAACGTCAGTTAAGTTCTCATAAGTGTCTGTTTTAATCTGTTCTTTCTCTTCCCAGTAATGTTTGATGATACCTGTCTTAGATATCAACGCATCTTTAAAGACATCGTATAAAACTTTAAAGCCATTGTTTTGTTTATTAAAAACATAATTAACATAGTCGGTAGCTTGTTGTGCCATCTCGACATCTTCAGGACCTTGGGGTTCAAACTCAGCAATATTGTTATGCGTTGTAAATATACGCATAAGACTTGGCATAATGTATTCAATAGTATCTCTAACATCGGTTGTAACGATTTCAGAACGACCATCAATCTCATTACCAAACTTCTCCCCCAGGTAATACTCCATGTTCTCTTCTCTTTGAGCAGAGAGTTCTGTATTGAAGTTTCCTGTGGAAGATTCTATTTCATTGGTAAGATGAGCTACTAACTCATCTTTTGTCATTTTATTTTCTGCCATTTTTTACCCAAGAGTTATATATTTCTTTATCTGCTTTTCCTTTGGTTAACAGATTTTCTTTGACCAGCTTTCATCTTATCAAGATATTTTTGGTAGGCTTTAGTTGTATACTTACCACCTGCTCCTTGTCCTTTAGATTTTGAAGGCGTGTTAGACTTTGCAGTTCCAGCAGTCTTTTTTAATTTATTGAGTGCTGCTTTTCTCTTTGCAGCATCTTTAAGTTTTTTTATAGCTGCTGCACTACCGACAAGTTTGCTTTTAGGTTTAACTGTGCTAGTTTTACCAAACCTACTTTTCTTTATACCACCTGTTGTTTTAGTAGCACTTCCACCTGTTTTTTTTAATTTGTCTCTTGCTGCTTTACTTCCATACATCATAATATTATCTCCTTACACGACTGCAACGTCAGGACCTAATCTGCCTGATGATTGCCAACGTGAACCTTTAGTTGTTGAATGTCTTAGACTCAATGCAGCATATCGTGTAGCCGACATTAAGTCATCTCTAAGTTTAACTAGTTTGCCATCTTTACGATGATACATACGATACTCCTCAAACCAGTCATAAAGGGTATTGAATACTTTAAATTTTCCATGTTCCATTCGGTCTAACATATCCATTAGTCCTGTTTCTACACTGTTCCCACCTTTCTTCTCTCCCAATGCTGGGGGATTTTCAAAGTGAAACGGCAACATATTAACGTGAGCATCTCTGTATTGTTCTGCTAAAGTTATACCACTGCCTTTGTCATGCTGATATCCATCGTGAGGAAATACTATAGGAATCCAATCACTCCCTTCCCTCTCATTGATATGCGTTGCGTGATGAGAAGGTATTTGTTTAGCCATACGATAACAATCATAAACATAAACAATGTCTTCGTCTCTGTCCCAAGCTAACCATACTACGGCTGTAGGGTGGTCATAACCAAAATCTATCGCTGCAATCCGAGCGTAATGTGGTGGGATTGTGAAGGGATTACAGCTTAATACGTCTTCTTGAATAGGGAATACCAATCCACTTCCTATCATTGGTATACCTTTAGACCTCATCTCCCTTTCGTGTGGGGGTAAGGCTTGTAAAATTTGTTCTTTCATCTTGGTAGTTAGATGGTTTGCATCTTCCCAACCTGCTGTTATGAGAGCCTGTGAAGGCTTTAAATCTGATGTAAAGTTCTGTACTACCTCAGTCATACCTGATTCAGGAGTAAAGGTCATATAGACTTGTCCTTCTTTATCTAAGGTTCTAGTAATACATTGCGAGTAT